ATGTGTGAATGTTGCGAAGGTTACGACTGTATTTGTAAATGAAACTTTTAGTAGCAATACTTTTATTATTTGGAACAGTTGCGACTATTACAGATGTAAAAGCGAATACTAATACAACTGTTAGTTCTACAGTAACAGGAACAACCACTGTAGATAAAGCACCTAGTACAGCTAACGCACCAAATGTCATGATATCTAATCAAGATGTTTGTACTTCAGGTGGCTCAGTTGCTTTACAGACTCAAATATTTGGTTTTGCAAAAGGATCTACTATTACAGATATCACCTGTGAACGATTAAAATTATCTCGTGCCTTATATGGTATGGGAATGAAAGTTGCTGGTGTTTCAGTTCTTTGTCAAGATCCTCGTGTCTTTTCTGCTATGGAAATGGCTGGTACTCCCTGTCCGTTCTTTGGAACAATAGGTGAAGTAGCACAAGCTGGTTGGGATAGTCACCCTACAGATCGACCTGATTATGTAAAGGAGTCAAATGCTAAAAACTATATTCTTGGTAGCGTTGTTTTGGCTATTACCACAGGCATATTCTTATTCTGAAGAAACTTCTAACTTAGTAACTCCAGCAGACGAATGGACACAAAGTGGGAAAGTTAGTACCACACAATGTTCTTATTCAGGAACATTAGAAGATGGTGAAGTCTGCACAGGATCGGCTAATACTCGTGGTGTTGCTGATGGTGGAGGCACAATAACTAGTGATGTTTATAGTCTGATTACTGATGGTGGTCTAACGATTGAAGAAATACAACAAGGTTTTGATATAAACTATGGTGTAACTGTCGAGTCACATCAAAGTAATATTACTGTACCTACTTGTTCAGCGACTAATGGTGATTGTAAAGATATTTTTAAAATTACAGTTACTCTTAGAGACCAAGATAACACTGTCTTTCAAACACTAGAAAAAGAAGTAGAATTAGATTTTAGTGGCACACAAGATTATCTCTACACAGATATCATTCAGCCTAATAACTATACTGACATTACTACACAAATGTCTTTATGGGGTACAGACGCTGGATATACAACAGGTTATTACGGAGCAATCTTTAGTGATCCTGTTTTAACTGCTACTTATGCAGTAGTTCAACAAGTAGAAGAAATAATAGATGACATTATTAATGATGTTATTGACGATATTATTAATGACTCTACAGACTTTGAGATTATTGAAATAGACTTTGGCGATAACTTAGATCCTATAGAGATAAGCATAGACGAAATATCAATAGAACTTCCTGAACAAGAAATTGACATTGAAATGATTGCTGATCTTGATATGGAATTAGATATTCCTGAATTTGAAATAGAAATGGAAGCTGAAGTTGAAATAGAATTAACTGAAGCGATGGAAGAAGTGGCTGAAATGGATATTGAGGTTGAACCTGAGATTGAGATTGAAGTTGAAAGTGAACCCGAAGTTGAACCTGAAGTTGAAGAAACAGAAGAAGTAGAAGAAACTCAAGAACCTGAACCTGAACCTGAACAAGAAGAAAGAGAAGTTAAGGTTGTTCAACAGAAAGAAACTAAAGAACAAATTGCAAAAAAGATTTTAGCTAAAGTTGCAGACAGTGGCGATCAAGTTGCTCTTGATACAGTTAAATTAGCTGTCATGGCACAACTAGCAGATACAAAAGGATTTAACGAATATCAACAAACCACTTTAACAGACATGGATATTTCTAATTATAACATGATGCAGATTGATGATCTTTACGGAGGATTATTTCAGTCAGCACAAAATAACATGATGGAGAATATGATTAATGACCAGTATTGAGTATCAAGGCATAAAGTTTACTGGTGGTAAGTTTTTTCTAATCTTATCCTTGATAGGTGCAATCATTGGTGGTGGTTGGACTGGCTATAAGTTTTACGATGACTACTTGGATATGAAAGCTAAGATAGAAGAATACACAGCACCTGATCTATCACACTATGATGAACAATTAGCAGTCTTAAAATCAGAGCTAGATATGATTCTTGATGAGATTACCCTCGTTGCAGATGTAGCAAAAGATTTAAAGACAGACATGAAAGCAGATTTGCGTCAAATGAATGGTGACATCAGACACATTACAGAAATAGTCAATGATGTAGAAGATAGACAAAAAGAAGATACAAGAGAAATATTTGATGAGATTAAAATCATCGAAGATAACCTTAACTTAAATATTAATAAGGCATTGAACAATCCACTAAACAATATGTCAGCAAAGGTAAAATAATGACAACAGCAGTAGTAAGAAAACAAGGTAATAGACCTAGTAAATACAAACAGTCTATTCTATCTGATTTATTTGAAATGTTGGCGAGAGGTCAAACCATTCGTGAATGTTGCAAAGAACTAGATGTATCTTGGACAACACTGAGACAATGGATCAACAAAGACGAAAAGCTAAACAAACAATACCTACAAGCAAAACACGATAGTGTCCTCTACACAATAGAAGATTTAGATATCTTATTAGAACAAGCAAAAAAAGATCCTAAGTTAAATATGACTAAGGTTAAACTATTGGAGATTATACAAAAGAATGTTCATTTTAAAGCTGGAAAACTAGCACCTAAAATCTATGGAACAGAAAAACAAACGATGTCTATCCAAGATCAAAAAGGTAATGAGTTTAAGGTAGAGTGGTCTAAATGAACTTTGATATGAAAACAGTATTGCCTTACATCGTGATTGTAGCAAGTTTAGCGATGACATGGGGTATGTGGAGTCAAAGATTAGAAGCTGTTGAAACAAAAGCAGATTCTATATCAGCCATGCAACAAGACATAGCTGTTATCAAAGAAAAAATAATATGGATAGAGAACTATCTCATAGGTGATTAATGAAGTTTTTTTTAATCATGTGGTTATGTATTCAGTCACCCACTGTACCACTTGATAAAACTTGTATTACACAAGTAAACCAACAGGCGATGTATAATACTTTACAAGAATGTAAAGTAGATGCTGTTGTAGTTGCAAATAAAATAATGGTTGTTCCTGATGTTTATGTAACGACCTTTTGCACAACAAAAGAGGTGACAAATATATAAGGAGGAAGATGTCAAATATACTTTGTATAAGTGACACCCATTATCCTTTTGCACATCAAGACCATTTATCTTTTTTAAAAGCAATAAATAAAAAATATAAATTTGATAGAGTTGTGATGTTAGGCGATGAAATTGATTACTCAGCTTTGTCGTATCATGAATCAGATCCTGACTTACCTAGTTCTTCTAAAGAATTAGAACTTGCACGAAAAGATATAAAAAAATTAGAAAAATTATTTCCTACTATGGATTTATTACATTCTAATCATGGATCTATGGTTTATCGTAAAAGAAAAACTTATGGGTTTCCAAAACAGGCCATAAAAGATTATGCCGATATACTTAACGTAAATCCTAAAAAATGGAAATGGCATGATAAATTAATAATTAAAGATAAGTTCGGCAGTTATTATTTTACTCATAACATGAACGCTGATTGTTTGAAATCAGCACAAGCATTAAATTATTCTGGATATATCCAGTCTCACTACCATTCTAGGTATGAGTTAAAATTTTTTAGTAGCCCTGAAGCTCTTAGATGGGGTGCAACCATTGGGTGTTTAATAGATAAAGACTCTTTAGCTTTTGCCTATTCAAGAGTGAACATTAAAAGACCAGTTTTAGGAACTTTAATTATAATTAATGGAGTTCCTCAACTTATACCAATGGTTTTAAAAAGAGGTAATAGATGGAACAAAAAGCTGTAGATAAAATAAATCCGCCTTACTACATAGGTACAAAGATACAAGTCTCTGACTTTATTAGTGAATTTAATCTCGATTATTTTTCAGGCAACATCATTAAATATGTTGTGAGACATAAGAAAAAAAATGGGATTGAAGATTTAGAAAAAGCTAAATGGTATTTGGAAAGGCTTATTCAATGTACGAAGAAATAAAACAAGAGATTATCAAACACGAAGGAAAAATTAATAAAGTTTATAAAGATCACTTGGGCAACGCCACATTTGGTGTTGGACACTTGGTACTACCCTCAGACGACTTACAGGAAGGAATAGAATATGATGATACAAAGATTATGGAGTTCTACGAAAGAGACTTCGATCAAGCTGTTAAAGATGCAAGGTCTTTCACGAAAGAAGAAAATATTGATCCTGTCGCTTTTGGCTGTGTTATTAATATGGCTTTTCAACTAGGACTGCCACGATTATTAAAGTTTAAGAACTTTCAATACCACTTAAACAAGTGTGATTATCAATCTGCCAGTAATGAAATGTTAGATAGTAGATGGGCTAAACAAACCCCTAATAGAGCTAACGAACTGGCAGATATTATGAGGAATATATAATGTGGGGAATGTTATTAAAACCTTTACTTGGTACAGTAACAGAAGTTGTTAAAAATGTTTCTGAAACTCGTAAAGCAAAAGTAGAACAAAAAGTTACTAAAATTAAGGCGGAAACCGACCTTATGAAAAGAAGAATTTCAGGTGAATTGGAGTATGACTTACAGGCTGTAAAGTCTGGAGACAATAGTTTTAAAGACGAGGCTTGGACAATTCTTTTTATCATAATTATAGGTATGTGTTTCATTCCACCACTGCAACCATATGTCGAAAGAGGACTAGACGCTTTAGGTAGAACACCTGATTGGCTTCAATATTCAATTTATGGAAGTATAGCAAGTTCATTTGGTTTAAGAGGAATGGGAAAAGTGTTAGGTAAAAAATGAGTACACAAAAAGAAGTAGAAGCACTATTACGCAAAGCTAAGAAAGAAAACAAAGAACTAAAAAAAGATATCGAAGAAAAAGAACTACACATAAAATTTCTTAATGAACGCTTAGATAATTGGGCCGATAAAAACGCACTGTTAAGAGAAGAAAAACTAAAGATTACAGTAGATGATGTCATAGCATTACAGAAAGCAAAAGTTGAATATGCTTCCTCACAAAATCAATCACTTACAGAACAGTTAGAAAAACAAGAAAAAGTAGAACTAGATGGCAACTTATCAGGGTAGAACAGTAAAACTTAATAAGCCTATGAGGGGGAATGTCAAAAAATTTATGGTGTTCGTAAAAGATGGAGACAAAGTAAAAAAGATAAACTTTGGTGATCCTAACATGAGCATCAAGAAAAACTCACCAGCACGAAAGAAATCTTATTGTGCAAGATCAGGTGGGATCAAAGGTAAAAATAATAAATTATCCGCTAACTACTGGTCTCGTAAGATGTGGAATTGCTAAAGGAGTAAAATATGCCGAAAGTAGGAAACCGAGTATTCAAATACGATAAAAAAGGAAAGGCAGAAGCTAAGAAGTATGCCAAAAAGACTGGCAAGAAAATGAAAAAGAAGAAGGGTTACTAATGCCAAAAAAGAAAGTACCTGAAGGATATCATAGAACCAAAGATGGTAGAGTTGCTAAAAAAGGACTCTATTATTACATGAACAAAAAGAAAAAATCAGGTGGTTCAAAAAGTAAAAGCAAAGGCACAGTATCAGAAAAAGCTCTGAAAAGATCAGCTAAGACAGCAAAGAAATAAATGAAACCACTACTATTAGTCAAATGGATTGATAGTGGTCTATGTGATCCATCATGGATAGAAGCAAAATCCTATGAGGAAAAGAGTATGCCTATTTGCCTGACTGTGGGTTGGCTACATAAAAAAACTAAGGATAAAACAATTTTATTTTCTAGTTATTCTCTTGATAATAATGAGTACAAAGAAGGTAACGAAGGCACAATACAGATCATATATAATAAGTGTATCTTAGAGGTTAAGGAGTGCCGAGTAGACACCCCTTAAAGGATTTTATACGTTTTTATACGTTTTCACTTTCCTATAGTTACTTGTAAGTTCCTGACTTTACTCGTTTTTACCCTCTATTACTCAAGTAAAACATAATTGGTAATGATGTTCAAGCATAAAAAAAAGGTTGATAATAAACAATAATAAATATTTTATACGTTTTTATGCGACTTTTGATAAAATTTTTGTAATCACAGATCCTTTATTATAACAACGTATACATTTATATATCTGTGCGTGTAGAACAACTTGCATCATCATAGCTCTTGTGTAGTGCCTTCCACACCTATGACATTGTTCTATCTTTTTTTGATCGCCTTTTTTGTGTTTAGTACCCACTATTAATTGCAAATATTTATTTTTTCCATGAATATTTAACGAAACCAAATCTTGTCAGATTTAATTCCCAATATTTTAATAAATCTTTATAAAAACCTTTATCTATAATTGCCTTAATTTTATGAGTAGGATTTTTTACCCCTAACTCCTCAGTTGCCTCTTTGATTTTCTTTCCCTGCAATATAATAATATCGTAAATTAGTATATTTCTATTTTTAAATGGTGATTTGCTATACTTACAATAATTATCAATAATTTGTTGATGTTCTTCTAATTTCATTTCTCTCAAATCTTTGACACAAACCATAGATGAAAAGTTACCGCTCATTTCCATAAAAAAACGATGCTCTATTTCATCTTGTGATATTTCATTATTTTTTCTTGGATAAATTTCAGAAACCAATTTATTTACATTTGCTTCATTCCAATCGCTTATCTTCATTCCTAAAGATAAATTCATTTTTGCTAAAATTTGTTTTAGTTCATTTAATGATTTTTTTCCAATGTTAGGAAACCTTAAAATTTCATCTTCAGTTTTTTGAACTAAATCACCCAGATAAATTATTCTATCAAGAGTAAATAAATTTATTACTTTTGTTGAAAGTTGTAAGTCTGACACATATTTAAGTAATATTCTTTGGTTATAAATCTCCAATATTATCTCCTATAAAATGTTTGATATGATAAAAAACTCATAAATTATCCATCAACGACACAAGCTTTTCTTGGCTCGTACCTGCGTATCGTAGAACTGATCTTTGGTCTGTCCAACCAATCAAGGTCATTAATTCTTGCGTAGATGCACCGCTATCAGATAACATAGAGGCCAGAGTGTGCCTAAGTGCATGTCTGCCTTTAAACTCTTTTATACCTGCGAAATCTAGCATTTTTCTCCAACGAGGCATCAAACCTCTATCAGTGTTTTTAGACTCTTTAACATCTCTCCATTCAAATAAATACCCATCTTTATTCTCAATCATATTTATAATCTTTGAAAGATTTTGGTGTATAGGAACTGTTCGCCAAGTACCTGTTTTATTTTGAAATATTCTTATAATATTATGAGGTAAGTCTATAACCTTGTTATCGTTTTGATCTAAATCATTCCAATGTATTCGGAGTGCTTCACTTATACGACACCCTGTAAACAAAAGAAATGAGAATAACATTACAATCTGAAAGTCATCATACTCCATACATTTTTTTATTTCATCATAGGTAAATCTAACTTTTCTTTTATTTCTAGGATTTAATACTTCAAAATATTTAACTCTAATATATGGACAAATTCCCTCTTGGTGTGCGTAATGCAACACTTTCCCAATCGGTATCATTACATTTGTATTTGCTGTATTAAACCAACCTGATACCATTTCTCTTTCTCGTAAGTCATAAATTTGACTAAGTTTTTTCCCTTTATATCTTTGCAGTTTTGGATATCTAGTAAAAGCTGTGTTCGTAATATCAATTTGTTTTATTTCAGTTACTAATTTTTTGCATAAAATTTTTGAGTTATGCCTATATTGATTGTACCTATTAGGATTAGGTGAGTTCATGTGATCTGATATTATTTGTTCAGTCACTTGACTAAATGTCATAAAGTTTGGATTTTTTTCTAAGTATCTATCTTTGAGAATACCTAATGTACGAATTTCTATATTCATACATTCTCTTTCAGCTTCTGACCTAGAATATACACCTTTTATTATTTCATAGATGTTTTGTTTTTCTGTTTTAAAACGTATTAATCCTCTAGCATAGTAATAAACTTTTATATTACCTCTATTAGTGGTCTTTGTTTGTTCGTGGACTGTTAATTGATTGTTTTTACTTGTACCTGACATTCTTTCAACCTTTCAAAATCAGAAGGATAAAACACAGGGCGACCATTGATCTCCCTATGCAAACAAGGTTCGTCAGGAAACTTTACTTTAAGTTCATCTAAGTGTTTTTTCAAGGTTTTTCTATTCATGTGAAAAATATTGGCTAATTCAGACATTCTTAGCGGTTTTTCTACGTTACTCATTATATTATCTCCATTTCTTTTATTGGTATTACTTTCAGTGTGGTCTTTCTCCACACCATTGTTTCGCAGTTATCTGCTTTTTCTTTTGAGAATTTATAAGTGTGAGGATATACCTTGTCGCCATATTTATTCTTGTAGGCCACTTCTACCAACACACCTTCATTGTCAAACTTTCTTTCATCTATTCCTACACTGCCACCATTTTTCCATAATGGTTTTTGTATAATTACTTTTTTCATACATAGACTCCCTTCTCTTTTACTGATGTCTGCCATGCTGATATAATGATCTTGGCATTTTCTCTTTTTAATAAATTAGTTTCTCTCTTTTTAAATCTCTCTGACTCATCTTTGATATAGTTTTTGAAATCTTCACTAGCTAAAGCATTTCGTCTTTGTTTCGTAGATACTGTGATACCTTTTTCTTCTTCTTGTAATTCTAGTTCAGCTAATTTTATATCTCTGCGTATTCTATAAAATTCTGCTTGTTCCTTTGCATCGACAACATTTTCTACTGACTCTAAGTCTAATAAACTTTCTTCTGCTTTTACTTCTAGTTTACTGCTAAAGCTATTGGGAGTAGTCACCATTTTCATGTTTCTCCTTTTCGTGTTCTAAAATGTTTTCTAAATTTTTTATATACACCAGATGATTAAACTCTTTATCTACCCCTGCTATATCGTGGCACAATCTACAAAGGGGAATTAAATTTTCGTAATAATCTAAATACTTGCTTGAGCCAGAACCTTTATTTCGGTAGTGGTGAGTATCTACCGCAAAAGTTTTACAATGTGTACAAAAAGCATCTTCAGGAATTTTCCAATTCCTACCTTTAAATAAAATTTTTGTATATTCTTTCATGTCAAATCCTTCAGTATAAAAAACTGTTAAATCTCTAAAAGCTAAACTCATCTTTTACTTAGCTGATCCCCAATCGCATAAATCATAACTGCGATGAAGATCAGCACTAACAATTCCAAAGATTCAATAATCAATGACAACATTAAAATGGTGCTTCTTCTTTCTTTGGTACAAATTTATTTATCTTAGCGTAAAGTTTTCCTTCTTTGCTTTCTAAGATATCTATATTGAGCCATTCAGATCCATCTTTTTCATTTATCTTCCATAAATCAGGATTATTTAAGGCATCTCTCATAAATTCAGTAAATTCATCTTTCTTTAATCCAAAACAAGCCTTAATAAAAGGTTGCATTGGCTTTTGCACATATAGACCTTGTATAAAATCGTTATCTTCCATTGTTTACTCCTTTGTTAGAAATTTCTTTTTTTGATGCCTCATTTGCATCGTCATCACTTGCCAAGCCATACAAAGATTGTAGGCCAATGCGTTTTGCGTAAGTAATAGATGAGGCCATTTTTTGTGGGTTGTCTTTGTCAGGCCCATTTATTAATACAGGCACAGTACATTCTAAAGTATCGTTGCCAGTGACATGACGAACAACTGTAAGAACATAAATGTCTCTGTGTAATTCTTGATGTTCAATTACTGATCCATTATCAATTTTTGATTTCTTTAATAATAAATTTTCATACTTAACAACTTGAGTAAAAGACAAACCTAGTTCTGCTCCTTGATTTACTGCATTAATCACACTTGTTAAGTCAGCATAACTACTTTTAAAATGCGTATTAACTGACTGCTTGATTGCCTTGACATTCATATTTTGAAACCAAGTCATAGCTTCTTTTAATGTATGAGGCATCTCAACTTCTGTCTTTGTTTGTTTCTTCAATACTTCCATATATCCTTCCTTACTTTTGTTAGTTTTTTGTCATATCCCCATATCCAATCGTCAAGTATAGGAACGCAACCTTTTTTAATATCCTCATGTGTTTCACATTGAGATAAAAAACTGTGCATTGAGATTAATATGTCCTCAAAATAACTCATGGACATATCTTGATTTGTAATATCAAACCATTTTGTTTTGTAATTGTCTTTTGCAACAACACAATAAAGAACCTTATTAATTTGATTTGTTGCTCTTGAATACAATGTTTGTTGTAAAGCAATCGAATGTGTTAATCTTGTAGGCATACGACCTGATGATTTAAGATCAACCTTAAAATAATTTTCTTCATTATCTCTTAGGCCAAAATCTGTATAACCTTGTAGGGGTATGTCTAAAACAGAAAATTCTTGTTTTTCTTGGTAGTCAGTAATGTGATAATCTTTTAGTTCACTAACAAATCCATCAACGTAGATTGGAATATTATTTCTCTCTAAATCTTTTTTATCATCATGGTGGTTTTTTAGCACCTCATCAAATTTATCTATAGCATTTTTACAGGCTTCCTTATAAGAAACACCATCAACTAATATTGACATGACTGCTTCTTCAGCAACAGTACCTCGTTGCATAGCAGAACTCATGGACCTATATCCATGAATATAGGTGATATACCATTGTGCTTTATTATTTATAAATGAGCTAACTCGACTAAAGCTGAGAGGCAATAAATTAAATTTTTCAAAAGGCTCTTTACTTAACATGATTCTCTATATCTGTTGTGTTTTTGATGTGTAGCCAAACCCATTTTTGGTTTTGTTTATTTTTTAGATTTTCTCGACATTTCTCTTTTAATTTTTTTTCTTTAATTAAAAGTTTTTGTCTTTGTTGAACACTAAGCATGGCTAACCTCAGAATCATTGATTGTTTTTTTAGGAGGGATCTGAGTATTCGTATTGTTTTGCGGGATAATTTTATATGAATTTACGAATATGTTAGCCATATTCGAGAATTTATATCAATATATTGGTAAAATCAAGTAAAAATGATTAAATAGAAATTAATTGATTATCCATCAATTATAGCTATATCATCTTCAGAATTTCTCATGTTATAAGTGACCATGACTGCATAAACCATGTGATAATCAATTAGGCCAGATTTTTGTCCTGAATGAGTAATTTCTACTTTTTTATTGGTAAGTTTTGTGACATAACCCATGAATCCTGACATATAATCTTTTTTTGTTCTAATAAAACATAAGGCATTAAGAAAGGAATTTGTAGATCGTGTTTTTTGATTTACATCAACATCATAAACGATTAAGTGATCTGTTGTAGTGTCATATAAAATTTTTCTAAAGTCTTTTTTTTTATAATGATTAGGAAATATTACTTTTTGTGGATCTTCTTCTCGTCTACCTGTTACTTCAGCTAAACCAGCTATTGAATTATTGATATATCCCACTATCCAATAAAAAGGTACATATTCCTCGATAAATTTACCTTTTGGAACTTTTAAAACTTCAGAATATTTGGCAATATTGTTTAAGGATAATGCCTGTTTGTTTGACATTTGCCTACTGATTGTAGCTTTATCAATCCCAGTCATTTCGGACAATGTTTTTGGACTAGATATTCCTTTTTCATTTAAGATATTAATAAAAGCCTTATTCATATTTTGTATCTCATAAAAATTATTTATATCATTAATTTTAATCATTTTTTTCTCTCTTTTCTATATATTTCCAAATATTTCTTAATATTACTCACAATAAAATATAGAAATAAATATCTAATACAACAATAAAATACTAATAAATCAATTTATTGTTGTAAAAATAAATAAAATACATATTCTCAGATCAATCATGGGTAAAACTGAGCCAAAAATGGTAGCTATGCACTTTTTTGTAGCTGATTGGATAAGCGGAACTAGAGATTTGAGTTGCCAACAACGAGGAATTTACATTGACTTATTAGCTTTTGCACAAAGTCTCAATGGCAAGGGCCTTAATTCAAACCTAGATGATCTTTGTCGCCTCGTGCTACCTTACGAGCCTAATCAAGATAAAGCTGAACAGTTAAGAGCAGATTTAATCTATGTCATTAATAGTAAATTTAAGAATATAGAAGGTAGGTTTTTTAATATAAGGCAACACCAAGAATTTATAAAATCAAAAGAATTATCTGAGGCTAGAAGTTTAGCAAGAGCTAAATCAAAAACAAAAAAAGTTGATGCTGTTTTGTTAGAACAAATACCTGATTCAGTATATATATATAAATCTAAATATACAGATAGTTTTAATACTATGTGGAAGAATATTTCATCAAAAATTAGAACACGATCATCAAAACCAAAATCATTAGAAAGATTTAATAAGTTAAGTGATGAGGATAAAGAAAAAGTTATTAAAACTTATCCCATCTATCACGATCAACAAGGTGAATTTACTAAATCATTAGAAAGTTGGATTTTAAATCAAATGTTTAATGAAATTGATATGCCATTGACACAAGAACAACAACATGACGCTGATAAAAAAATTCGTAAATCACGATATGAATTAGCAGTAAAGCAAGGTGGTCCACTTTACTCCATGTCAATAACAGAATTTAACGAGTTAAAGGTAGAATTTGGTCAAGAAGAAGAAGAAAAATAAAAAACAAAAGCCATTAATTGTTGAAGAACAAAAAGATTTTGGTGGCCATGAAATTATTAATATCAATGGTAAGTTTATGCGTTTACCTGACTATAAAGAAATTGTTTTAACTGCTGGTAGAGTTGAGCTAAAGATAAAATCAGTCTTGCATAAATATTTTTCTAACAATCAGCTTTGCCCAAGCGATCAAAGAATTAATGCAATAAGACATTTAGCAGGTGAAAAGCTAGAACATTTAAGCGTATGGGCAGGTATTATTAAAAGTCCTACACAAAATTGGGATAAAATAGAAGGCATTGCAGTTGGCGGTAGAGATTTAATTAATTTATCATCTATTGATGCTCATTCTGAATTTAATAAAGCCATACAAGAATGTAAACCACATGAAATGATAATTTATGATTTGATTGTTGAAGATAAACCTTGCGGAAGAAAAAATATGAATAGATTGCGTGAATGTCTTGATAATTTATCAAAATATTTTAATATCTCATAGGCGGTGTATAGATTTCTCTCTTTCCATCGCCATTTCTTGACAAAATAATATCTTTACTCAAAGTTTACAATCATTCCTCATTGTTTCCTTTTATTAACCATGACAAATAAACAGGCTTTATGTTATAAATTGTTATAGTCGAAATCTTCGGCTAAAAATTCCAAAAAATTATGATTAATCCCTATCAAAAGTTATGGGAATCAGCTTTAATTCGTCTTTTGTTAGATAGTTTAGGATATTCCAAGCCAACATTTAGTGAAACAGACGAAAAAGTGACTTCTATAGCTAAAAATTGGTTAAAAAGTTCGTCTTTTATTCATATTTGTGATTTAGCTGACAAATCACCACTTTATATTTTGAAAATTTATAAAAAAATACATGACAAAATCAAAAAAGAAAAAGACTTACAACAAGATCAAATTGCAAAATATCTCAGATTTTTACTTACATCAGAGTAATGACGATTTATGTCAATTTTTTATAGTGCGAGATGATGAGGATAAACCAAATCTTGTCATGGTGTATAAGAATTTCCAAAACGAACAAGAAATATTAAACTTTATTGAAGGAATTAGGATAGCTGATACAAGCCATTTAAGTAAAACCTTACATTAAATAAAATAATTGTTATTTAATCCAATTTTTTTCTACATAATCAAAGGCATCACTTAAATTGTTGTAAATAACAATATTAAAATCTTTTGTAAAAACAGAATAAGTATTTTTGTCTCTAATATTTACAACACCATAATTACCAAAGTTATTGAGTGCTTTTTTATGCACATAATATTGAAACCATGCCTTATCATTATAAAGTTTGCCTTTATCAATATCACCTTTTACAAAATGATTTTGTTCTACTAATAAAAAATTACCAATTTCTTTGATTAATTTTTGACCATTAGAAAGTTTATATTTACTCATTAGGCAACAATTTTTCTAAATTTTTCTTTGACCAAGAAAAACCTTTTTTATCCCATGAACTATAACATTCTGCTATTTCTGTATTAAGATAATATAATTCTACTTCTTTTTTATTAAACATATTAAATCTATCATTAGTTTGAACATTGATAAAAATCCAATTATTATTAAGG